TTGCAGTGTATCACAAAAATAAATGTTGTAAAGAACTTTTTTCATGATATTATTCTGGCAAAGGAGTAAACGACATGACACCAACACCGAAATTAAGATTTTTTGAGCGCGTAGTGCCTGCACCCGAATATGGTGAAGGTGTTGGCAAGACGGTTCGCATCCTTCAGCAGTGGTGGGATGACGATAGTTGGAAGCACGTCAATCATTTTGATGCCGATGGAAAACGTGTAAGCATTGGTGAATGGAAGGACATCCCCTGTGAGAGAGAGTGAAGTAGAGCGCCACTTCAAGTGGGCCGTCGCACGCATGGGCGGCAAGACGTACAAGTTCACCAGCCCAGGGCGCAAAGGTGTAAGCGATCAGATCGCATGCTTGCCTGACGGCACGACGTGGTTTGTGGAGCTGAAGACGAAGGGCGGTAGGTTGAGCAAGCTACAGGAGCTGTTCGCACAAGAGGTGAAAGCACACAACCAACGATACGCATGTTTATGGACTAAGGAGCAAGTAGATGAATGGTCTAAAAACATTAGCCGCTAACTTGCGCGGTGTGCATGACCATGCGATGGCTAATGATGTTGTGCTTGCGCGCGGCATGGCCCACGCTAAGTTTGATTTGATCTGGAAAAGAAAACTAATGACACGAACACAAGCATACGGATGGCTACAAAAGCAAATGCGCATGACACCTGACGAAGCGCATATGGAGCACATGAACGCAGAACAGTGCGCAAAAGTTATCCGCTGCGTCGAAAGGAATTTTCCGTGCTTTCGCTAAGACCCTATCAAGAGACAGCTGCTGACTTCTTGTATGAGCACGACCGCGCCATGATCTTGGCGCCAGTGGGTGCTGGCAAGACGTGCATCACGCTGACTGCTATGCGTGACATGGTCAAAGACGGCATCGTGGCGCGCTGGCTAGTCATTGCGCCTAAGCGCGTGTGCACCGACGTGTGGCCAGTCGAGGCGCCTAAGTGGGCGCCCGAGCTCAAGGTCGCTGTGGCCGTGGGCACGCCTAAGCAACGTCTGGCTGCGCTGGAGAGCAACGCCAACGTGGTGGTGACGAACTACGACAATTTGCAGTGGTTGGCGCAGCAGAACCTCGGTACCTTTGCCGGCATCGTGTTTGATGAGCTGACTAAGTTGAAGAACCCATCGGGCACGCGCTTCAAGGCGTTGGCCAAGGTCATCGACCTGCCCGTGCGTTGGGGCCTGACTGGTTCGTTCACCAGCAATGGCCTTGAGGACGTCTTCGGCCAGTGCAAGATCGTCGACGAGTCGCTGTTGGGCCGCAGCAAGGGTGCGTTCATGCAGCAGTACTTCGTGCTGGTCAACAAAGACTTCGGTGAGTGGGCACCGCGTGCCTCGTCTCTGCCGCTGATCATGGACCGCATCAAGCCTGCAACGTTCGTGTTGGATGCTGGCGAATACGCCGACAAGCTGCCGCCGTGCCACCACGTCGAGATGCGTTGCAAGTTCAGCGACCGCGCGCCGTACGAGGCGATGAAGGCTGACTTCGTGGCGTTGGGTGTGACAGCCCTCAACGCTGCTGTCGTGACAGGCAAGTTGCAACAGATGGCCAGCGGCTTCGTGTACGACACGCAGGTGACCGCCAGCGAAGAGTACGGCAAGTTCGACACCGTGCAGACGCCGATCTGGTTTAGCGACCACAAATTTGATTTACTGAACGACCTACTGGAGGAAAACCAACATGCCAATACGATCATTGCTTACAACTACAAAGAGGAGCTGGCGGAGCTTAAGCGTCGATACAAGCACGCGGTCACCCTCGATGACGACAACGCTATCGAGCGATGGAACGCAGGCAAAGTCGAGCTTCTCTTGGTCCATCCCAAGTCAGCCGGCCACGGGCTCAACCTCCAGCACGGCGGATGCCGCATGGTCTTCGTGTCCCTGCCCTGGTCGCTCGAATTGTTTGAACAGACAGTCGGGCGCCTGCACCGTAGCGGCCAGCGGCATGACGTGTGGGTCTACGTACTGATGACTGAGAAATCAGTGGACGAGAAAATCTGGGCGGCGTTGCACGACAAGCGCGCCATATCTGAAATTGCAATGGAGGAGTTGAAATGAACTGGCAAGATGAACAAAAGACAATCGCCACTGGCGTGACTGACGGCGAGGTGATGCGTGACTTGGCGGAAGCCTTACGCGCCGCAACCAAGAGCCGTGATGACGTGCTGGAAGAGGTAGCGCAGCAGATCGAGCAATTCACCTTCGCCTTCGGCGTGGACACGGTGCAGAGCTTTGCTGCCTTTGTGCGGGGGATGAAGGGATGACGTCTCAACTCGACAGCACAGGCGCTGCTGCCGTGGACCACAACTACTTCTGGCAGCCCATCAGCACATGCCCCCGCGGGGCTAAGGTGCAGTTGCTTGGCGCTGGTGGCGTGGCCATGTACGGCAGCTACAGCGGCAAAGAGAAGTTCTACACCCACTGGGCACCGTTACCAAAACTAAAAAAGGAGAGATCATGAAGACAGTATGGGCGACAGTACAGAGCTGGATGGTGCCCGCACCTAAGAAGGTACGCAAACAGCACATGCGGGGGCCAAGAGGGCCGATGAAGTCCCACGCAGAGTACACGATGGAACAGGCCATGCGTGACATCGACACAGGCAAAGCAAGGAAGAAAAAACGTGAAACGAATTGATCTATACAAACAGAAGCTGAAAGCCGCAAAAGCTGAGCTACCGATGCGCCAGCGTCAGTTCAACGCCGCTGAACGACACCTACGCAAAACCTTTCTAACAATCAAACAACTGGAGCAGAAAATAAATGTCTACTTGGCGAAGCATTAACCACACCCTCAGCAGCAAGACCGAAGAAGAGGTACTGCAGATGCTGACTGACGAGCGCAACGGCGCAAAGCGCATCACCATCTTGGAGCGTCTACACCAACGCTACAACACCCTGCGCGTCGCGCGCGAACGAATCGAACTGATGAAAGAAGCCACAAAATGAAAGACTACTTCAAAACCCCCACGCCAGAAGAGCTGGCCGCCAAGGAGCTGGACGAAGCCAAGCGCGAGCTGCTCTCGGCGCTGTCTGGCCAAGACTACGCCAACCGCATCGTGCAGTACCACGAAGACCGCATCAAGCGCCTGACGGAGTACTTACATGGATGACGCCATTAACATCGGTTTAATCTGCCTTCTCATGGGTGTTGGCGTTGCCGTCACCGTCGTTGTAATCACTATCTACGTGGAGTTCTTCCTTGATTAACGCATTCGATCCTCGCTACATGGCCACACATGAGCCAGACTTTATGAAGTCATTCCGCACACACGAAGCCAACCGCAAGGCAGCCGAGACGCTGGCCAAGCACGTGTCTAAAAAGCGCAAAGAAAATCCAGCGTACGGCTACGTCCACGGCGTCAGCAAGATACCGCTTGAGATGCGTACGTTCCATGTTTACAGCAGAGCAGGTACCAAATGATTGATTGCCAAACCGTCGAGAAAGCCATCCACAAACAAGTGGCCGGCGACCACTACAAAGACATGCCCATCCAGCCTGTCGAGTTCATCCACGCAAACGCGCTGGGCTACTTTGAGGGCAACGTCATCAAGTACATCAGCCGCTGGCGCAAGAAGGGCGGCATGGACGACCTGCGCAAGGCCAAACACTATGTCGAACTACTGATCGAACTGGAAACGAAAAATGCTACCCGCCTTTGATACATGGGAGCGCGCGACGCTCGACAAGTTTGCGCTGGACGCGTACGAGCGGCTGCTGGCGCAGGAAGACCTGATCCAGCAGCTCAACAGCGATCTCAAGGCCGCCATCAAGGCGTACCGTGAGCTTATGCTGCGTGATACTCAGCCTCGGTGAGCACACCAGGCTTGTATTTGTTCTCAGGGCGGTAGATCGTCAGCTTTTGCTGGCGCATCTCCGGCGCAAACGAGATGTGCATCCAGCGGCCGTATTCGTGGATCATCTGGTCGAACTTGATGCCGAGCTCTTCTACCTTGTGGCAGAGCTGAATAGGCGTCAGGGTCGAGCTGGACACGTCGATGGCAAAGCCGTCCATGTGCGACGACACCTTGCTGCCGCCTACTGCGACGTTCACGTCAGGCAGGCGCAGCCATGAATTGATGCGTAGAGGTCCAGTGACGGCGCGCAGAGGCTCCAGACACTCAGCGGCGTGCTTCATGTTGGCCAACTGCAATTCGCTTGGCTGGTTCGGGATGCCCATGCGCACAGCTGTCTCGCTGTATGTGGCTTCTTCAAGGGTGAAATGTTCTGAGAGGTTCATTTTGTAAACTTGTTGTAAAGGTCAATGCAGGAGTTTAGTTCGATGATGGCTTGATCGCCGTCGGCTGTGATGGCGATAAGGTCGTCAGCAGTCTTTGGGTCAAGTTCGG